AGGCCGCTGCCCGCGACCGCGCCGCCCGGCATAGCGCCCATACCGACTTTGCCGAAGGACTGGTCAAGGAAGGCCGGCTGGTACCGGCCCAGCGCGACGTGGCCGTGGCCATGCTGGACTTCGTGGCCAACCAGGAGACGGTGGTCGAGTTCGGCGAGGGCGACGGCCGGAAGCCGCTGCTCGATGCGGTCAAGGGCCTGCTCTCGGCCAACGCCAAACAGGTCGAATTCAGCGAGATCGGCGGCGACAAGAGCGGCGCCAATACCGTCGAATTCTCGGCCGCACCCGGTTATTCCGTCGACACCGCCAATCTGGAAATCCACCAGAAGGCCGTGGCTTACCAGGAGGCCCACAAGGTCGATTACGTCACGGCGGTCAAGGCCGTCGGCGGTCAATAAGGAGGCAACACCATGAGTCAGCAAGCACGCGACATCCTCAACCTCAGCTTCGTCGCCACGGCGGCGGTGACGGCCTATCGGGGCGTCGACTTCGCCGGCGTCCAGATCGCTACCCAGGGCGCGCTGCCTTCGGCCATCGCCAAGCGGCCTGCCGCCATCGGCGAGCTGTTCGAGGCGGTCACCCTCGGCACCGCGACCTGCGAGGCCGGCGCGGCCATTACCGTCGGCCAGCCCTTGCAGATGGACAACCAGGGCCGGGTCATCCCGGCGACCCAGCTGGCCATCGCAGCCGGCGCAACGGCCGTGACCTCCGCCGCCGCCAACGGCTCCGGCGACATCACGGGCGGCTATGCAGCCCAGGCCGTGGTCGGCTACGCCCTCGAAGCGGCTGCTGCTGCAGGTTCGTTTATCGAAGTGAAACTCTGCCTGTAACCAGGCGTACCAGGAGAAACCCATGAAATACATTACCCAGAACCACGTTGGCCTGTTGATGCTCTTCGCATCGGCGGTATCGCTGATGCTGGCCCACTTCGGCCTGATCAGTCATGACCACCTGATGTTCCTCGCCGTGGGCTCCGTGCTCTCCGGCTCCCAGACCCGGGTCATCGATCCGATCCTGACCAACGTCGCCCAGGGCTACCAGAACTCCGAGCTGATCGGCGCCAGCCTGTTCCCACCCGTGCCGGTCCAGGTCTCCGGCGGCCAGATCATCGAGTTCGGCCGCGAGGCATTCAAGCTCTACAACGCCCGCCGCGCCCCGGGCGGCTCGACCAAGCGCATCCAGTATGGCTACCTGGGCAAGCACTTCGCGTTGCTGCAGGACAGCCTGGAAGGCCAGGTGCCCCGCGAATACCTGCGCGATGCCGCCCGCGTTCCTGGTATCGATCTGGGTTCCCGCGCCATCAACATGACCATGAAGGCGTTGAAGCTGAAGCTGGAATGGGATCAGGCCCAGCTGGCCCTGACCTCCACCAACTACGATGTCAACCACACGGTTGCCCTGTCAGGCGCCAGCAAGTGGTCGACCTCGACCGGCGCGCCGATGACCGATATCGACACCGGCCGCGAGGCGATCCGCAGCAGCGTGGGCATCTACCCTAACACCCTGGTCCTGTCGGCCAAGGCCTTCAACGCCTGCAAGAACAATCCCAGCGTGATCGCCCGTTTCCAATACAACGGCTCGGTCAACGTCGATGCCACCCAGATCACCACTGCCATGCTGGCCGGCCTGTTCAACGTCGAGAAGGTGGTCATCGGCAAGGCGATCACCTTCGACGACAACAACGTCAGCACCGACATCTGGGGCAACAACGCCCTGCTGGCCTACGTGCCCAACGCACCGTCCGGCATGGAAGAGCCATCCTTTGGCTACACCTACACCATGGAAGGCAACCCCATGGTCGAGCCGACCTACTTCGACAACAACACCAAGTCGTGGATCTACCCGGTCAACTACGAGCGCGTTCCGGTCCTGTCCGGCATCACCTCGGGTTATCTGATCCAGACCCCGGCATAACTGGTCCACGTGAAATAGACGATGCCAGGCCGGTTCGCCGGCCTGGTTCACCAGGAGAACCCAGATGAAATTCGACGTACTGTCCCCCTTCAAGCACGACGGCGTGCTCTACAAGATCGGCGAAGTTATCGAGGAGGAGGCCGAAAAACTGGCCGAGATGATCGGCCTCGGTCATGCCAAACCATCCAATGCGCCCGTGGTACCGACCGATCCCGCCGAACGCTTGGCGGCGATCCGGGCCGCGATCGGCAACCTCGACCCGGCCAACCTGGATCTCTGGCTGAAAGACGGCAAGCCCTCCGCCGACGCTATCGTCGCCGTTACCGGTTGGCCGATCAGCGCTGCCGAGCGCAACGATGCCTGGACGGCGCTGCAGGCTTTACCTCCCGTATCAGTGCCTGCTGCCGACCCGGTAGCGCCTGTCGCCTCGGAATAACGCCCGGCCATGACCTACGCCACGCCTGCCACCCTCCTGGAGCGTTTCGACGCCGAGGAAATCGCCCAGCGCACCGATCGTTCGATACCGCGCCTGGTGACCGGCAATCTGCTGGCCCTGCTGGCGGCGGGTGGCGATATGACGGCCTATACCGCTCAGGAGCAGGCGGCAACGGCGGCGGCCCTGGCGGTGGCGCAGCTGGCGCTGCAGGATGCCTACGACACCATCAACGGCTATCTCCAGGGGCGCTACGACGTGCCCCTGGCCAGCCCGCCCGATGTGATCGCGCTGACCGAGTGCAACCTGGCGCGCTATTTCCTCTACGACGACAACGTCACCGAGGTCGTGAAAACCCGCTACGAGGCGGGCATGGATTTCCTCAAGAGCCTGCGCGACGGCAAGGTCAGCATCGGCCCGACCAATACCTCGGCCGGCACCCCGCCCAGCGGGACGATTGCGACCAATTCCGGCACGCCGTTGTTCGGCTCCGACACGCTGGAGTTCTTCTGATGGATGGCGGCGGCATCCAGTTCAGCATCCGTTACGACGACGCGGCGGTCCGCTCGGCCATCACCGGCCTGATCGACCTGGGCCGTGACCCGGCGCCGGTCATGCGCGACCTCGCCATGTACGGCGAGGCCTCGACCCGTGAACGGTTCGAGACCCAGACCGCACCGGATGGCACGCCCTGGAAGAAGAGCCTGCGCGCCCGGCTCACCGGCGGCAAGACGCTGACCCAGTCCGGCCACCTCGGCAACTCGATCACCAGCGATTCAGGCCGCGACTGGGCCGCCTGGGGTACCAACATGATCTATGGCCGCATCCACCAGCTGGGCGGTGAGATCAAGCCCAAGGCCGGCGGTAGCCTGCGCTTCAAACTGGCTACCGGCGCCTGGGTCAAAGCCCGAAAGGTCACGATGCCGGACCGGCCCTACCTGGGCGTCAACGAGGCCGACGAAGTTGAGCTGACCCGGATCGTCCACGCCCAATTCCTGCGAGCCCTCCATGCTGGCTGATCTCGAAAACGAGCTGATCGCCGCGATCAAGGCGTCGCCCCTGGGCCGCAAGGTGCGCTCGGTCGACAGCCTGCCCAAGCTGGACGGCAAGGCGCTGGTGTCACGCTTCCTGACCGATGTACCGGCCGTCTACGTGGCGCCGGGCGCGTTCGGCGCTACCCCGGAGGGGCTGCTGCTGCCGCGTTTCGGCATCGCCGTGCTGGCCAAGAATGCCGCCGGCCAGGTCGCCGCCCGGCAAGGCGACAGCAAGACCATCGGCGTCTATGACATGATCGATGCCCTGATTTCCGTGTTGTGGAACTTCTCCGGCTCATGCGCCTGGCATTTCCGCAGCGCGGCCATGATCGACGACGACGTTCTGTTCCAAAACGGCCTGTGGGGCGCGTTGCTGCAGATCGACGGCACCGCGGTCGAGCCGCCGGCGCCAATCGACGAAGCCGCCCTGGATGCCTTCCTCACCTTCCATGACGACATCGATATTGCCCCGTTGCAGATCCCGGCCGTCCAGGCCGAGTGGTCGCAAGCCAATTACATCCATGGGCAGCCCGATGCCCAGGATCAAATCACCCTGCCCTGATAGGAGACAACGATGGCAGATCGCAAAGTACTCAAGCCCGCCCAGCCCGACCTGAAGGTGCGCCTCCCCGAGGCCAACCGCTACCTGGCCCAGGAGGGCGAGGAGATTGAACTGACCATGTACTGGCGCCGGCGCATCGCGGAAGGCGACGTGCTGATCGTGGAGCCGACGCCGCCCGCCAAGCCCTCGAAGGTCAACCAGGAGTAAGCCATGCCCGATAACGTCTCATTCAACGCGATCCCGGTCGATATCCGCACCCCCGGCCAGTACATCGAGATTGACAACAGCAAGGCCCTGACCGGGCTGCCCGGCCAGGTGCGCAAGATCCTGGTCCTGGGCCAGCGCCTGGCCACCGGCTCGGTGCCGGCCGCCACGCCGACCCACATCTTCGATTCCGTTTCGGGAGCCGGGTATTTCGGCAACGGCTCCCAGCTGGCGCAGATGATCTCGGCCGCGAAAGCGGCGAACCCGTATACCGACATGTGGGCCATGGCCCTGGATGACCTGGTGGCCGGCGTGGCCGCGACCGGCACCCTGACCATCACCGGCAGCCCGACGCTGGCCGGCACGCTCAATCTGTACGTCGCAGGGGTCAAGGTACCGGTCGGCGTGGCGGTCGCAGAGGCCAATGCCACGACGGCCACCAATATCGTTGCGGCGATCAACGCTATTCCCGCGCTGCCGGTGACGGCGACCTCGGCCCTCGGTGTGGTGACCCTGACCGCGCGCCACAAGGGCTTGTGTGGCAATGACATCGATGTCCGCCTCAACTACTACGATGGCGACGCCACGCCGGCCGGCCTGACCGCGGCGATCGTCGCGCTGGCCAACGGCACCGGCAACCCCGATGTCACGGCCGCCCTGACGGCCCTGGGCGGCGATCAGTACTACACCATCATCACGCCCTGGACCGATGCCGCCAACATGGCGGCGGTCGAGTCGTATCTGGATACCCTGTGGGGCCCGATGAAGCAGAAGACCGGCCATGTCTTCGGCTGCGTCAAAAACACCCTGGCCAACCTCACTACCTATGGCACGGCGCGCAACTCGCCGCACTCGTCGATCCTGGGCATCTATGACCTGCCGACCGCCCCGTGGGTCTGCGCCGCCAGCTGGGGCGCGGTGGTCGAATTCAACGGTGCCATCGATCCGGCTCGTCCGTTCACGACCCTGCTGCTGCCCGGCATCCAGCCGCCCCCGATCAAGAGCCGGTTCCGGCGCGAGGATCGGGATGTGCTGCTGCGCGACGGCATCTCCACCTACACCGTCAACGATGGCGGCTCCGTGCAGATCGAGCGGGTGATCACCACCTACCAGACCAATGCGACCGGCATTCCCGACGTG